CTAGGTAGTCAGCTGCATTGCCTAGTGACGAAGCAGTATTTGAAAGCTCAACATATCCATAACGTGTCATGAATGAAACTGTTGGTTCAAATGTTGCTGGGTCTAGAACAACGCCTGAGCTCATTAGTGGGATATATGGGCAGTAGAACGCTGCTGCGTCTGACTCTGAAGTACCCTTGTATCCAACAAGAACTGCTGCATCGTTTGCAGCATATGTGTTAACATACACTTTCATAGCGTTGTTTAAAGTACCAACCATCTTAGTGTTAGTTGGAGCTTCAAAAGCGCCTTCAGTTGTACGAGCGAACGCTGAAGTAGTTGCAGATTGTAGGATTGTTAGTGCAAATGGACTAACAACTGCCCAGTTACCTGCGCCACGACGTGTACGCTGTGCAATCAAGTTACTTACGCGGTTAATTTGAACAGCTAGAGCAGCGTGTTCGTCACCAACGAAAGTAGCAGTACCGCTAACAGCAGCCTGATTGTATGTTTCAGAAGCATTACCTGCTAGTCCATCTAGAGATGCTAATACCTCTTGATCGATTTCAGCAGTAATTTCTTGTGCTAGTGCAGCCATAATTTCTGCTTCAACGTCGATGCCATGCTGTGACTGTGCGTCTTGCGCAGCCTCAAAAGTCCAGCGAGCTGATAGCTTTCTGGTTTTAGCTTCGACAGTTTGCTTCAAGATTTGGATGCTTAGTTGGTTACCAGCAGATCCTTCTAGTGCAGCAGTAGCAGATGCAGTGCCTGCGCCAGCAGTACCTGAGTAAGACTCAGCAATCTTGAATGGGCTTAGTGCCTCTTCACCAGCAGTAGCATCACCTGTGCCACTACCGTTTGTGTCGCTATAGCGAACACGTAGAGTGTGGATTTGACCCACTGGTCCTGTCATCGGTTGTACACCAACTAACTCGTTTGCAATAACGGTTGGCATTACACGTCTGATAACTGGTAAAATAACACGATTAAGTGTTGCAACATTACCGGCAGAAGTAGCTCCAGCTGTAGCAGTCTCTGACAAATACTTGCGAGTATTTTCTAGAGTTGACGCCATTACAGATTTCTTGTTGCCTGATAGGCCTTCAAGTAGAGCACCTTTAGTCTCCTGCCAGCGACTTTCTAGTAGTTCTGACATTTTATTCTCCTTAAATTAAATTCCAGCTAAACGCTTAATGTCAACGACATTACTTGTTGCGTCTGCTTGTCTACTAACGTTAGTTTGCGATTCTTCGCGATTGCCTGTAACTTCTTTGCCTTCTGTAATAACTGCCTTGGTTTTGGCTGGAGTTTTACCGTCAATAACTGCCGGTAGGTATTTGTCAAAAGCTGAACTAAGTTTAGCTGTTTGAACACTTTCCAGTAAGTCCATCATAATCTCTTTCTGATCCTTTGATAAAGGAGCAATTAGATCATTTAAAACATCTTTACGCTCTGCTGCTTCAACCAAACGCTTCTTCTCAATTTTCTGAGCTTCTGCAAGATCGATAGCTTTCTTAGCGTGTGCTTTTGCTTCTGATAGTTGTTTATCTTTTGTGTCAACAACTTTTAGAAGTTTTGCAACTTCACTATTTTCATTTAAATAGCTGTTCGCATACTCAGAAGCAAATGCTTCAAATAGTTTGCGACCGAAGTCATTTCTACGTGCGTCTTCAATATCTTCTTTAAGACCAGTAATTTCACTCTTAAGAGCTTTATCAACTGTCTCAGATACTGCTTTTGCACTTCTCTCAATAAAGGTTTTCTTAACTTTATTAAGGTGCGCTTTACCTTCGCGTACTAGTCGTACCTTGGTTTCAGCTAAGTCTTTCTTATCTTCGTGGAATTCTGCAATTTCTTTTGCAAGTGCTTCGACAACAAATTCTTCTAATTTAGCAAAATTTGACGACATTACTTTCTGATCTTCGTGTAGCTCACCAACTTCTTTAGTTAGTTGCTCCATAACAAATCCTTTTAGTAGTTCAGCATTTTCACGCATTGCTACTGCATACTTTGCACGGGCTTCAGCTAGTTGTTTACGATCTTCAGCAAATTCGGCAATTTCTTCTGCTAAACGCTCAGATACAAGTGTGTCAATGGCTTCAACCATTGTTGACTTGTCATGCTCATACTTCTGAGCAAACTCTTCACGTAATTCAGCAGTAACTTGTAAACGATTTTCTTTAATTTTATCGTCCCAAGCCTCTTGAATTTCCTGACGCACTTCTTCAGAAACTACATCATTCTCGAATAAAGTTTTTAGTGCATCCAACATATTATTTTCTCCTCATTATTGGAGTTTGCTGATAATGTTAATCAGCGATTCCTTTAGATACTTTTGTGCCTTTTTATCTTCTTTTGTTGCCTGTGCTAATTCGTATGCCTTCATTCCGCCACGTGCATTCATTAAATGCTCGTAGATAGGTGTTGGGTAAGCGCCTGGAGCACTAGGTTGTGCTACAACGTCTACCGTAATAATTTCAAAGTCAGAGACTTCGTTGCTACCATCTTCCGAGACGTTACCAGAACCTCTAGAGCTGACGCCTAACTTGACGCCAGCTTCTAGCATAGTTTTAACTAACTGCCCCATTGGAGTAGGTAAAATCTTTAACTTACCATAACCGTTTGCTCCATCCATCCACATTTCTGTAATCATGTGCGAAACACGGTCTAAGTTAATATTTAGGCCTTCTGGATGATCAACTTCTCCGAGAACACTATATCCTCC